ACACAGAGCCGCCTCCTGAAACAGATGATATACCTGTTCCCGCTACAAGCGTTACGGTATATACTGCATAATCTTCAGAACTTACCTGCGCGGCAATAATCGTTGTTTCATCGTCTCGCCAATTTCTTGATATGCTGATAGGATAGAACTGACTCCTGCCGTAGTTTATTCTAACACGCGGTGTGATGTTTTCCACGTTTGGAACTTCACTTCTAAGGTAGAAAGTCACAAACATTCTGCTCCGACTATAATAAGAAGCAACCCAGTTTGTTACATTTCTAAGAGAAATCGGGAGTCCGTTTTCTGTGTTATTCTTGCTAAGAACTACACCAAATCCAAATTTTGACTCATAAACATTTTCTGATGTGTTTAGAAATATTGAGTTTGCTTCCCATGCCTCTTGTGTTATACCAGCTTGGTATGTTTGCTCTCCAACTGTGTTGAGATTGTTTTTTTCTACTATTAGCGAAAAATCTTTTACATACAGAGGTCCTGTTTCCGATCCGTACAATTTTGCAATTATACGACCTATTGGTGCAACAGGTAAAGTACTAAATTGAATGTACTTTATTATTGTATCTGCTCCACTTGGTCTATGTGAATATAGATATGCGTATTCGTTAGCCCCGCATATGTAACAACCAAAATACGAATGTGTGGTTGACCATCCGTTTGTCGGATCAAAATAATACGTTGTTCCATTAAATGCCTCAAACGACAATTCCATATACATGATAGTGTCGCCTACAGGTGCTTTGTCACCTTGGTTCCTTATGCTTTGGCCGGTGTTAAAATCTACACAATCAAACTTGATGGACATAATACAACCGCCAAAGTATGATGGCCACAAAGTTCCTGTGCGCAAATAGTTATTCCAAGAAGAAAATGCCTGAATATATAACGTGTTTACGCTATTGTCAACAAGCCTGACGTTCTCGTAAATGTTATTTTCGCTCCTAATAAGAATCTGTTGATACCAAGAATTATTCCATGTTCCATGAGATTCAAGGAATATTCCTCTACCCGTTCTACCAATCACTCCAGCAGAGTATGTTTCTGAAAGCTGTGGAAACAGCGACAATAATGTCGATTGCGGTTCTGCGTTACCTGTGATTTTTGCTCCTTTGTAGGGCTGAACAGATTTTAGAAAATTCTCGTCGGATGCAAGCCACGAAGACTGTATCGTGATTGCTTGTGCTGCTGTCCATCTATCACCAGCGGAAGTTCCAGTAGATAAGGTAGTTAATTGTGCATATGTTGCGTGCATGAAATCTTGACCTCCGAGTCCGAAGTCTTGTGTCATAAACATAACATTGCCTTGCATACGGATGCAAAAGCCCCAAAATTTCGCGATTTCTTCCAGTGCTTCATAACAAGTGTATCGCGAATTTGCCTTCTTCAGTTCATAAGACGACGTTTCTGCAATATTATAAAACACCTGTGGATTAATCTTTGCAAGAAGTTTATCTGTTATTGTGTTATATCCTTCGAATCCGAACCCTGTCGGACGCACTTCCTCTGGTAGCGAGTCTATTACAGTTTTTAAAACATATGCAAAGTTTACATACTGATATGTTGGCGAAGTAATGTTAAACGTAAAATTTAATTGCTGACAAACACTGAATATGTCATAAATGGCATATTCGCGAACTACAGGATATTCATATAGTTCATAGTCTGGCTGTTGTATCTGAATGAAACCTTTCCATAGTGTCTGTGAATTTCCATTAGTCACTTGCCTTAATACAATCGGGCGATCAAGCACTTCTATGGGTAGTAAGTCTTGATAATTGAATCCAGATAAACCATCATCAACTATTCTGAGGTGCCCTGTCTGTGTGCGAATGAACTTAAAGAAATCTTCGTCATTATCTTCTTCGGTTGTAAAAGGATTGCTTGCTCCCATTAATTGAGTGGGAGTAGAGTAGTTTCCTGTACTATAAATATCAACAACATATAGTTTGTCACCCCTGAGCGACTTAAACTGGACCTGCCAACGTACTGTCATATTGTTTTTTTTCTAAACGCGCCTTTTGTCGTCTGTGGTTTACTTCATTCGTGTATGGGCACAAAAAATGGCTCCCACAACGGGGAGCCTGGAATGAATCTCTTATGTGATTATGGTATCATAAAAAAGCAGGCACCGATCATCACTGATGGGAGCCTGCATTTTGCAACCGCTGTTGCTATCAAAAACAGTTCTATATGACTTGTCTCGCGACAAAATTGTAATAAACACTAATTAAGAATGAAAAAAGTGTTCACATGCAAATCTAAAAACAAATAACCTAAGACTTTTAAAACTATAAAAACAACTAAAAAAATGCCATCAATTATTATTTCTTTAACAGATCGTCGATGACCTGTTTTCTGTTCTTGCCGAATCCAGGATAAACAAACGAGACGTGAATCCAGTAGGTGCCGTTCTTGTCGTGCTCCCATATCAGTTGGTCGAAGGGCAGGTGATCCTTGATGTAGTTGAACCACTTGCGGCCCTTCTTCATATCTCCGTCGATGCAGAGGTCTGCCGCCTGTCCTTTAATGTGCTGGCTGTTCGCCGCTCCACCTACGGCTGCATTCAGCTTTTCACAGCGGTAGCCACTTGATATTTTGATGGGCTCGCCCATCGCCTCGCGCAGGGGTTCGAGCACATAGGCGCAGAGATACACGAGGTTAATCATTTTCTGAACGGTGGGTTTGTTGTCGATACCCTTTGCCTTAGCGGTTGAGCTTGCATAAAGTTCTTCGAGCGTGAAGTGCATGGTCAGTGGAGTGTTCATAATTCTGTGTTATTGATTGGTTCGATCTCGCTTGATTCTTTATTTATCTTCGGCTTCTTGGCTTCCTCAATTTCCCCGTTGTCCGATATGACAGCGCGGTGGCGGAGCTTGCACTTGAGGTCGGTACATATAAAAGGGCGCAGACTCTCCACGATTCTTCCATTGCGAGCCACCTTTCGCTCCAGGTCGTCTATGCGCTCGTCGTAGCTCTTAATGGTTTTGCGATATTCGTCGCGCTCCTGTTTGTAATAGTCACGGTCTTGGGCTATGTCCTTCATCATCTGTTGGTAGTAGCCCTGTTCTTCCTTCTCTGCTTCGGCTTTGGCTTTCTTGCGCTGCCACCGCCAAGTAAAGAAGGCACCTGCACCACCTCCTAAGAATAGTCCGAGGATGCTAATCAGTGTGTCAATCGTTATCTCCATAGCGTATATATGATTAAGAGTTGTACCACTTGACCAACAGTGCCGCCCATCATCGTGCAAACCCAATCTTTCCAGTCGGGCTTTCCGCCCCACTGCCAATCCTTGAACTCCATTGCCGATGCTACGCCCAGCACGCAGAGGATGCTGAACACCATGCCTATAGGGATAGCGTAAGCGAAGTGCTGCCAGCGCGTCTTGTCTTGAAAGAGTAGTGCCATAGTTTCAGTTTTTTAATTGGTTAGTTCGTGCCAACAGTTGACGGCTGTCGGCAGTGCCATAACCGCGAGAACCAATACTCCAATAGCGGTGACATACTCACCGATGTAGATGCTGTACCCGATGCCGTTGATTGTACCGATAACGTACAAGAATAGCAAGATGAGTGCTAAGATTTTCTGTTTCATTGTTTCATCGTTTTATTATCAGACGAATCCTCGTCTTGGGTTTACTTCTTCAGAATGAACTTACGGGCTACCCAGTAACCACAGACGATGGCCATCACCCACAGAAGGATGTCGGCAATGTGGAGCCTTGTTTGTTGCCACCACGACAGTTCCTTCTCGACATATTCAGTCACTGGGTATGGCTGTGGCACGGTGTCCGTCTTACTGATGTAGGTTGTGTCGTGGAGCTGAAGCTCCACATACTTCGTATGCCACTTCTCGATGCGTACCGTGTCACCAGCCACTTCCACTATTGTTGAGTCGTGCAAATAGACTGAATCTTTCTGCACCTTGGTCTGAATGAGTGTGTCGGTGTGGTATTCTGGAACAGTTACATACTTCGTAGTGGTACATGATGTGAACAGACCACACAGCACCAGTGCGACGATGCCGATGATGAAGACTATCATCATCTTCATGCAACCGGATGCCAACACATCTACAGGCTCGTGAATATCCTCATCGTGAGAATCGAGCCAGTTCTCCAATTCATATTCGTTGTGTATCATGACTTCTGTTTTTTATTCGGTTGTTTCGTTGTTTGGGGTTTACTCTCCTGCGCCTGTTATTCAGTGCGAAGCCCTGCCCGTCGTGGTTAGTACCACCACAGCAGTATATAAAAAAAAGAGAGGCATTCCGTCTGGGAATGTCTCTCATGTGAGTTGTTGATGTTCGTGGTGTATTACGGTGTCAGCCGTTTCAGTGGTGCCAGGTCGGTGAGTGCCGGGTCGATGATGTCAACCTTCATGCCGAGTGCTTCGGCTATCTGCTGGATGGTGACGTAGGCCACGCTCACCAGTTCGCCCTTCTCAATGCGCCCGATGTGCTGACGGGTCAGTCCGGCACGGTCGGCCAGTTCCTGCTGGCTTATGCCCTCCAGTTTGCGCAGGGCAGTGATACGCTGCCCCATGCGCTGTGCTGCTTGTTCCTTACTCATAGTCATGAACCGATAAATACGTTAGCGATGTTGTCTTCAATCTCAATCACCTCGATGCAGTAGTCCGACTTCTCGTGTGGCGCATAGTTGTGGCCGTTGTCGCACTCCACATTGATGATGCGGTTAATCTCCAGTAGCAGTCCCGTCAATGTTCTCACAGGGTCATTATTCAACACGGGAAAATCCTTGTGGTCGCCCTCGCTAAAGTCGATAACTGGGTAGCCCAGCCGGATAGTGTCAATGTAGAGGGGCACGGGGATTCTGTGACCGCGCTCAAGCATTGTCATGTTCTCGTCGCTGTAATCGTACATCTCTTCGAGGTCGTTCAGCATGATGAATGGTCTTGTCTCGTACTTCATAGTTCCTTATGCTTTTAGGGGTTTGACTTATTGCAAGTGAAGTTGGCCGTTGTTACGCGGCCAGCTTCATCATCTTCTTAACCAGATCCTTCACGTCTTCCATCATGTCGTAGTCTTCAATGATGTTGCGGATAACATTGGCGGTGTGCTTGCGGTTGCCGTCCAGAGCGTAGGCGGTGATATGGTGGCTGATTGGGGTTGAGCTGATTCCATTCTCGTCATCCTCGTTGAACCACTCGTTGAAAGCCTTCTCGTTGATCTCCTTCAGCGTCTGACCGAACTCGTCGTTTGCGCGTGCTTCCCACATTGCCATCTCCTCGTCGAGTGTCATCTTCTTGGCCTCGGTGTTGTTTGCTGTAGTCTTCATAATCTCTCTGCCCTTCCGGGTCTTGGGGGCTAATTTGTTATTTGTTTCTTTTTCTGATGCAAAGATACGACAACTTTCGGAAAAGCACAAGTATTTGCGCATTTATTTCGCGTCAAAGCGAAACTTTTTACGCTTTTTCTTGTCTTTTTGCATAAGATAGCCCCAAATTGTAAAGTCAGAGATTACAAAACAGCCCCTTTTTGCATAACTACTTATTCCTTACTGCTCAATCCTCCCCTCACTCCAATCGAAGCAATACAGCGCATCTAATAATCCGTGTATCGGGTCTATCTTACCCAGGTGCCCGGTGCCCTTCACCACGCGGCGGATGGGTGGGTCGCCCTTGCTCTCCACAGCCGCGTTGCCGAAGCACCACGGCCAGAGGGGATTGTCCGAGAAGTGCATCCACTCGTCCTTGCCCAGCATCTTCTCCTCCATCTCGCCAATTCGGGGATTTTGCGTCATGCTCGTCTGACTGACGGGTATCACCATGCGCTGAATCAGGTCGGCGATGTCCTTGGCCGAGATGTTGGGGTTGCGCTTCTGGAAGAGGGTCTGCAACCACGCCTTCAGGTTGTTGATGGGCGTGACGCTCTGCGCGGGGTCGTAGCCGAAGTGGTAGATGTTGATGCCCTTCTCCACCAGTTCCGCGATGCGGTTGATGGCGTAGGTCGAATCGAACACCTCACCGGGGCAGACGTGCAACCACCCCTGGCGCACCCATTCCTCGTACATCGGTCGGTTCGGACTCTCCTTCATCGTCTTTTCGAGCACCCAGCAGTCGGTATCGACAAAAAAACGCCCCTGCATGGTGTTCGACGGCAACCAATCGACCGCCATATAGGTGAGCGCGAAGAGGTCATCACCTGAAGAGAAGTCCATGCCACAGAAGACGTGCCACCGCTCGCGCCCTTGCTCGTCGATGAATCGGCAATCGTCTATGCGCCTGCCCTCGGTCTTCTGAAGCAAGCGGATGCGGTCGCCGATGATCCATTTCGTCACCTTCCCGCTGCTATAGACATTAAACAGCTTGGCAATCACCTCGCCCGTGTCGCCGTCGCGTTGGGCTTTGGCTATCTGGTCGTCGTAGAACTGGTGCTGCACTATCACGCCCAGCATCGGGTTCACCTTGTGGCGCACGGTCTTGTTCGTCAGCAGGTACTGCTCCTCCTTCTGCCATGCGTCGGGCTCCAGCAGCAGCGTCATCGTGCGGTCGTCGGTCAGCACGGGCTGCACCTCGCCCTTGGCAATGCTCTGCTCGCGCTCCAGCATTCCGTGAAGGCCGTCGAGTATCTGGATAAACGGCCCCTCGGTGATGCGTCCTGCCGAGGTCATCGTCACGCTCAGCGGTTCGCGCCTCGGACCCATCGACGACTCAATCACGTCCACCAGCATCTTCATGTCGCTCTTGCCGTTGGCGTAGGGTGCCGCACCGAACTCGTCCTTCAGGCAAAGCTGGGCAAACCAACCGTCCTTGAACTTGCCGCCTGCGGTCATGGGTCGGATGCTGGCGGTCGAAATCTCGCTATATTTGTCACGCCACGCTGCCAGGCTCTCGGTCAGTCGGAATCGGTTCTCGGTGTCGAGTCCGCTCAGCAGGTATTTGATGCGACGGAAGATGATTTTCGCCTGATCCTCGGAGTTGGCACAGCAGAAGCCCTCCATGTTGTAGTCCTCGAAGAGCATAAATTCCATACCAATAAAACCGCCGAATCCCGTCTTGTCAATCTTGCGCGAGCCGGTCAGCGTGAAGTCGGTACACAGTCGGCGATAGTCCCAGATGGTGCCGTCCTTCTCGCGCTCGGTGCGCAGCAGTTGTGGCTTCGAGCCGGCTGGCATCTGTGTGTCAATCCAAGCATAAAAGCCGTAGATGCTGGCGAGGCAGAACACCTGGAACGGTGCCCAACGGTACACCTGACCGCCCGCGATACCGGGGCATTTCAGACCGCCGCTGATGTGCCGCCACACGCCTTCGTCCTGCCGCCACTCGCCCTCGCGCAGTCGGATCACCGTCTGCACCTTCTTCGTGTTGAAGTTGTAGGTGTCGAGACACCGCAGGAACTTCGCCCCGCCCAGCAGCTCGTAGAGCCCGTGCCAGTCGTTGGGGTCATCCTCGCGTGCCGACGAATGCTCCAGCAAGTCCTCGAAATACATACGCAGTCGCATGTCGATGCCCTCGCAGACATTCTCCATGCCCCTGTATCTACTCTCCAGCAGGTCAATCGCCCGCTGCTTGTTTTCTTGTTGTGAGGTCATAATGATGTTAGATGTTAGAGGGAAGATGGAAGATGTTACCGCTGCTTTAAAGGTTCGGCTCTCCTTACCTTGATGAAGTCGGGCAGTTCAACGGCTAACTCCTCGCGGTCGAAGAGTACCATTTCGCCCGTGTTGAAGTCGAAATAGGCTGGCTTCATGTCGCCGTAGTGCCGTAGCACTCCGACACGCAGATATGGGTACATGGTCTGCTCGCCTGCGATGATGGCTCCGTAGCGTTCCGATGCAATCTTCAGCGCACGTTTGCGGCTGTCGCTCTCAACGTAGATGTCGAGCGTCTTCATGTTGTTGAAGTACCGCCCGCCGATGTGAATCAAGTCTTTGTACCGCTTGTCGTAGTAGGTATCGCACCGCCACACCTTCTTTTTGTCGAGATAGAAGCTGATGCAATAGAGTTGCGTGTTGCGCTCAATCGGTTCGTCAATGTCGAACACCTCCAACGTGTAGTTATCGTCTTTCGTGTCCAGATACTCCGTCGCCTTCTGACGTGTGGAGAATACGCGGTCGATTGTGTAGTCTGAATACTCGCCCGTCGTAACAATGAATATTTGCTTCTTCTCGCTCATAGTTCCTTTTATTTTGTCAGATTCTTAAACAACGTTTCGATTCCTGTATAAATCAGCGCGACACACATGATAACAAACCATATCGGCCACACTGACAATATGAATATGCGAAACAATGTCCGCCAAATGCGTGAAAGATTGTTCCACCTTTCTTCTTTCTCTAAGACTTCGCTCTGAAATTCGACATATACCGTGCAAAAGAATAGTATAGCAATCAGAACGTAAACGATTGATAAAACGATAATCATAGTTCCTTTGTTTCTCGTTTGAATAGTTTTATATTTCTCGCATACGGATTGTCTCGTAGTTCATATTCGCATAGAATCTTGACCGCCATCAGAACCGCGTAGGCATCTTCTTGTGCCGGATGCGTTTCTAACACGTCAATGATACGGGTGTAGGCTTTTGCCTCTCCCTCGCCGAGACCTTCAAAATATCGGTCATTCGTCTCTTTCTTCTTTCCAAACATAGTTCCTTCAATTAAAAGAGAGCGGCCAAATGGTCGCCCTCAATCCGTTAAATCCGTGAAATCCGTGGTCTTATCCCTCCAGCTCCCCGCCCGGAGTATTGCCACCGCCGCCATTGTCGCCGCCATTGTCGTCGCCGCCGTTGTCGTCGCCGCCCGCAGGAGTCTCGGTGCCCTCTTTCTCGTCCTTCTCGGTAGCCCATGAGAGGGTGGCACCCTTGATAGCCTGGTTGATCTCGTCGCTGGGCTGGTAGGTCGCCTTCGGAGTCATGTCGGTCAGGGCGAGCTCGTCAGCGTCCTGCTTCCACGGTCCCGTGACGCTGGGGTAGAGCGTTCCGAGCGGTCCGAGGTCGACGATGTAACCCTCTTTCAGTCGGTCGCGGATGCCGTCCAGCAGCAAGTTGGCTGCCAGCGTTGCCTCGGCCTCGTGCAGAGTGGTGTTCCTTGCCGACTCCTTGGCCACCTCCTCGAAGGTCTTTTTGCCGGTTGAAACCACGCGGCCATAGAAGCCCGTCACCTTCACGCCCTCGATTTTGCGAACCATCTTCGCCTTTTTCACTTTAATTTTCAGTGCTGTCATAACCTTTATTTTTTAATTGATGAAAAACTATCGGCTTTTGCCAATTTCAAATCGGCTTTTGCCAATTTCAAAATGGCTTTTGCCGATACATATATCGGGTGTTAATGCGTTGGGGGGTTTACCGAGTGGTTTCGACCTGCTGGATGGCGCGGAAGATTTCGTACATCACTTGGGGGACGATGGCGTTGCCGTAGGCTTTGAGGGCTTCGGTGCGCCACTTTGAGAAGGGGTACTTTTTGGGGTCTCCTT